GTTTTCCTCCTAGTGAACTGCCCCATCCCAGTTCATTGACCAAACTTCTAAGGTCGGGCTTTCGTTTTCGATAAAAAACTTCACATACCATTCGACCTCGTCGAAAATCGCTCCTCGATAGACGTCGGCCCATGTTCCGGGGCGGTAGTCGAGCTCGACCGATTTGTCGAAATGTCTAGGCTCGATCATCTCGAGAATCCCAACGGCGGTGTCGCTCACGGTGCCGTAGTGCTCTCGGAGGAACCTCGACGCACGTCCGCTCAGCTTGAGTTTTCCGGCCCGTGCGAATCGCTTCGCTTCGTTGAGCTCATAGGTTGGTCTGTACTTGGTTCTCCCCATTTCGCTCCTTTTTCAGTTAGCATTATGCTAACTTTTGCGCTGAAATTCAATAGATAAGGCGGCCATCCACTAGGACTGCCGCCTTATTACTGTCCTGTGTCTACGCGGACCTTACTTGATCCGCTTCCAGCCCTTCGCCTTCAGGCGCCGCAGCCTGAGCTTGGGACAGCTCGGCCTGGTCGCGTGCCGTCTCCAGGATCTTCGAGCGCCTCTTCTCTGTGCTCTTTCGGTAGCAGACGATCAGCTCGCCCTCCGCGCCCGCCGGCGCCGTCGGCTTGTCCTCGGGATGCTCCTCGTACCAGCCGAGGAGGTCGTTGGGGTCGGTGTTGAAAACTTCGCAGAGCGCACCTACGAGCTCTGCGTTTGGATAGCTCTCCTCGCGCTCCCAGGACTGAATGGTTCGGAATGACTTGCCGACTTTTTGTGCAAGCTCCTTTTGGTTAAGCCCCAGGGCTTCTCGGCGCTCTCTTAGACGAAGGTTCATCCTCGCTCCTTTCTTTACGTTAAGTGAATAGTAAACAAAAAAATGTCTTTACGCAAAAAAATGTTGCTAATTCGATTGACAGGAACAGAAAACTGTTCATAATGAGGTTCGACAGACAGAAAAACGTCTCTAAGGAGGAACGAATGGATTTCAGTAAGGAGCTGGCGGGGAACATCCGCGCCGCACGCGCCCGAGCTGACCTTTCTCAGGCTGAGGTCGCTTCCAAGGTCGGAGTGAACGTCAGCACTTTCGCAAAGTACGAGAGCGGCGATTACATTCCCGGAGCCGACAAACTCTTGGCAATCTCGCAGGTGCTTGGTTGTCCGCCCAATGACCTGATGGGCTGGAACACGGACGAGGCCGCGTAGGCGCGGCGCGCTAACGAACTGCTGAAAGGAGAAGGTCATGATCGACCAGGTGTTCACGTTCAGGGAGAGGGACGGCATCCTCTACGAGACGGAGGGGAGCCTCAGGCGCAGGATCCGGGCGGAGTTTCTCTTTCCCGAGGACCTCGATATCGACCTCGTCGAGACCTCGACGGCCGAGCTGGGAGAGCTCAACGGCTGGGCCTACTCGGCCTTCAGCGATGCAACCATCAGGGTGAAGGGGAAGGGCTACCGGTGGAGCGGCGGCATGCTCGTGCGCGTGCCCTCTCTCGACGAGGAATGGTAGGGCATGCCCATGGAGGATCTGGAGGAAGAGGAATGACAGGCAAGAGCTACGAGCTGCCCGACGACATCACGACGATGGGCGGCATGGTGACGTGGGCCGACAAGGATGCCGAGTGGCACACGGAGGTGTTCGAGTTCCTGGCGGACGCGCGCTACTCGTTCCGCGCGCACGTCCAGGCCGGCGACGTCGCCTACCTCGCACGCCTGGTCGCGCTCGACCGCAGGCAGGCGCTCGACCCGGTGGCATACGACGTCATGGAGATCGACCCCGCCCCGGGCGAGTGGCCGTTCGGCCGCGGTCGCGAATGACCCGGGCGCTGCTGGCCTCGGCCGTCGTGATGGATGTCGCGGGGTGGATGTGCACCGCGCAGGGGGCCTACGGGCTGGCGCGGGTGTGCTTCTCGGCCGCGCTGCCGTTCATCGCGGCGTGGGCGCTCGCGTCGTTCTTCGACTGACGGCGGGCCCGCCCCCGTCGCCCCACGGGTTCCGCACCGCCCCCATTCCACGGGGCCCGTGGCGCGACGGGGCCGGACCACCGACTTCCGGCCCATATGGTGCCGTTGCCGACTTGGCGGGGCGGCGGCACCGCTCCCTTTGGCGGGGGAGCGCCCTCCGGCTGCATCTATCGGTGCGGCCCTCCGGCAAGGGATTGGCTCAACGAATGAAAGGAGAAGGCATGTGGATGTCGATAGCCAAGGGCGCGCGTTACGCCTGCTGCGACAACGTCACGTTCCGCGCGATGGTCATGCAGGGGATCATCCCGCGCTACCCGTCGCTCAACCCCAACAGCTCGCGCGAGGTGGTGAGCAGCGAGGACATCGACGCCGCCATCAAGGCGCGCGGTGCGGTGCCGGCGCTGCCCTCGCCCGACTGCGTGCCCGCTCGCCGTCCGAGGCGGGTGGCGTGATGGTCGACCTTATCTGGGATGCCGGCTGCAGGCTCGGCGAGTGGTGGAACTCTCTTCCCGAGCGCGTGCGCAGCGTGGCGTGCGCCGTGGCGCTCATCGGCCTGATCGCCGTCGCCGGCGCCGTCGAGGGGACCGCCCCGAGCGGGATGTACTACTAGTCAGGAGGATATGGCATGCAGTTTGAGAAGAGGCAGGTTCGCCTGGGCGACATCCGCCCGAGTGAGCAGAATCCGCGCGAGGACTTCGGCGACATCGGCGCGCTGGCCCGCAGCATCGAGGCGACCGGCGGCGAGCCGCTGAACCCGCCCGTGGTCGTGGCGGACGGCAACGTGTTCCGCATCGTGGACGGCGAGCGCCGCTACCGCGCGCTGTCGTCCATCTACGGCGAGGACCGCGAGGTGTCCGCGCTGGTGGCCGACACCATGGACGAGGCCAACGAGCTCGTGGCCATGCTCGCCACCGACGACAAGCGCCAGCTGACCGAGGCCGAGCGCGCACGCGGCGTGCAGCAGATGCTCGTGCTTGGCGTCGACGAGCAGCGCATCGAGCGCGCGAGCCGCGCCACCGCCGGGCAGATCCGCGCCGCGCGCAGGCTGCGCGGGAGCATCGAGGGCCGCCAGGTGACGCTGGAGCAGCTCGAGGCCGCGAGCGCCTTCGACGACGAGAAGGATATCGAGGCGGTCCTCGCCGCCGGTGACGGCTGGGCGGGCAAGGCCGACAGCATCCGCCGCCGGGTCGAGCGCGAGGAGGCCAAGGCCGAGGACTACGACGCGTTCGGCGATGCGGGCATCCCGGTGGTGAAGGAGCAGCCCGAAGGGTTCACCTACAAGGACTGGGCACGCCTCGGCCTCGTTGCCGCGAAGCTCGAGGACAAGGAGTACCCCGCTGGCACCGTTGCCGTGTGGAATGACCGCTACTGGGACTTCTTCGCTCCGAAGGGCGGCGAAGATGCCGAGCCCGAGAAGACCGAGGAGGAGATCCGAGCCGAGCAGGAGGCCGCGCGCGAAAAGGCGGCGCTCGAGGAGCTGTACAGGAGCCTGATCGGCTTCGTGGCGTCCGGCGCCTTCGCCATGTCCAAGGACCTCATGATGGAGGTGCGCGTGGGCCGTGCCGACCCGCCCGCGCTGCTCGTGGCGATGGGCGGCGACAGCAACCCCGAGAACGAGGAGCGCTTCGGTGCCGTACGCGACGAGTTTGCTCGCAACCTCAAGGCGTGCAAGCCAAACGAGTACGAGGCCGGCTGCTGGCTCATGGCGGCGGCCAAGGACATGGCCCAGCTCAACAATCGCTGGGGCGGCGACGACGCGGAGGCGTGGCTCGACCACTATGACATCTTCTGCTCCGCGGGCTTCGAGCCCGGCGAGGAGGACGTGTGGCTCATGGAGAGGGTGCAGGCGAGTTTCAAGGAGGAGAAGGATGAGTAGCAAGAAGCTGAAGGTGACGATTGAGCGCGAGAACGTCGAACCAGTGGAGTTCGAGGCGGATGCGCTCCTCTGCGCCGGAGACACCGATGACGGCGTGCTGTTTTTTGCAGGCGGCTGCATGACCCAGCCCATCGTCCTCGACATCATGCGGTGCTTCGTCAGCGAAGTGGTCAGGGACATGGTCAAGCTCGGTATCGATGAGACCGAGGCCAGGGGCCAGGTCATGCTCGCTGCGGTAAGCCCTTCCGATGCCAGTAAGCTGCTCCTGGACATCAATCTCGATGACCGCGACAAGATCGCGCACATCGCTAAGGAGCTCGCCGCCAGTGACCTCTCCTAGCGAACGTCGGGCGGTCGTGCAGCGCGGGGCGGACGGCCGCTGGTTCGCCCGCCCCTACATGGGCACCGACCGCGTGACCGGCAGGCGGATCAGGCCGTACAGGTCGTGGGGCGCGGAGCTGACGCGCGAGCAGGCGCAGGCCGAGTGCGACAGGTGGGCGGCCACGTTCGGCCCTTCCTCCGCGCGCGACAGTTCCAAGCGCCTGTCCTCGATGCTCGAGACGTACATCTCCGACCCCGTCAACGGCCTGTCCGACAACTCGGTGGCCACGTACCGCAGCGTGGTAAGGACGATGGTGGAGCCGACCATCGGGCGGCTTCCCTACGACCAGCTTGAGCCATGGGACGTGTCGGCGGCGTACCGCATGCTGCTCGCCCCCAGGAGCGGCAAGGGGCTGTCGCCCAAGACGCTGCTCAAGATGCACGCGCTGCTCAAGGGTGCCTACCGCTCGTGGCGACCGGCGCTGGGCCGGGACATCATGCTCGACGTGCCCGCGCCCTCGCCCGATCCCGTGGAGCCCTTCGCGCTGTCCGAGCTCGACACCGACGAGCTCTCCCGGGCGCTGGTCTCCGCCATGTCCTCGCGATCTGCCTCTGCCGCCAACATCTCGCGGCGCACCGAGGCCATGGCGGTCTACCTCGCCCTCAACACGGGCCTGCGCTGCGGGGAGATCTGCGGGCTGCAGCGCCGAGACTGGCGCCGCGCCCTGCACGACCTGCACGTGGTGGGGCAGGCGGTCGAGCACCCCGAGCTGCACCGGCAGGCCTACACCAAGGGCAGGCGCGTGCGCAACGTGGCGCTCGCCCCGGCTGTGGAGGCGCAGCTGCAGCGCCACCTGGAGTGGCAGGACACATGGCTCTCGCGCAAGGGCCCGGCGGCGCTGGTGGTGACCTTCGGGCCAGCCGGAGCCATCGCGCGACCGAGCACCGTGACGAGCCGCTTCAAGTCGCTCGTGAGGGACCTGGGGCTGCCGGAGGAGACGGTGTTCCATTCCCTGAGGCACACGCACGCCTCCTGGCTTCTCATGAACGGGTTCGACATGAGGACCATCCAGGAGCGCCTGGGGCACGCGAGCGTCAAGACGACGCTCGATATCTACGGCTCGGTCATGCCGGGCCGAGACCAGGCCGCCGCCGCGGCCTTTACCGATTCGATCTGCGGAGGTGATACGGATGAATAACTTCAACTTCAACAGGGACTTCTACGAGGGCTGCCGCGCCCTGGGCGACAGGGAGGGCATGGCGCTCGCCTGGGCGATGCTGCGCTACGGCTACGAGGGCGTCGAGCCCAAGCTGAAGCCGACGACCATGGCGGCGTTCACCTTCGCAAGGGGCCGCATCGACGCCATGGTCAACGGCAGCCTTGGGGGTCTCAGGAGGGCGGCCAATGCAGGATGTCAAGGGTCTAGCCAAGGGGGTAGCCAAGGGGGTAGCCAACCCAGCAGGCGAGAGGGTAGCCGACAGAAAGAGAAGGAGAAGGAGATAGCCCTAGCGGGCTATAGCGCTGCCCGCCAAGCGCCCGATGACTTCGAGCCCCCGTCGGCCGAGGACGTGGAGGCGTACTTCGCCGCCAACTGCCTCCGGGGCGACGCCCGCCAGTTCTTCGACCACTACGCCGCGCAGGGGTGGACGCTGCCGAGCGGCCTGCCCGTGACCGACGTGTGGGCGCTCGCCCGCAACTGGAGCCGCAAGCAGGTCGGGTTCGACGCGGACCGCAAGGCCCGCGGCGGGCAGACCTCCCAGGAGGTCGAGCGCGCCGCCGTGTGGCAGCCCGTGAAGACCGATGACGAGCTCATAGCCGAGCTCGAGCGCCAGATAGCGGAGGCGTCATGATCACCCTCATGGAGATGCTCAGGAACGAGAAGGCCGATCCCGCCCACGGCCGCCCACTCGACATAACGCGCATCTACATGGCGAACGTCATGTCGAGCAGGGAGGCCGTTCTGCTGGCCAAGAAACAGAAGCTCGCCGCGGCGCGTGCCAGCCGGAAGCAGAAGGCCGACCTGTACGAGGACATCGCCAAGCTCGCGCGCGGCAAGGAACCGAGCTGGAGGTATGCCAAAGGTGTGCCAACGGCGGCCGGGCAGCTGGGCCAGCAGGCGATGGGGTTCCCGCCGCTAGAGGGCGGAAACGACGCCGTCGGGGAAGCCCCCGGCGCAAAGAACACCTAATTCTTTTGAGATAGGAGAGTGAGAGACGTTTTGACCGAGATCTCAGCGGTGATGAGGGCCTACCGCGACGCCCTCGACAGGCACGGGATCCCCTGGGCCGACGACACGTACGACACGGAGCGGGTGGGCGGCTGCCGGATGCGAATCGAGCGCACCAAGACCGTCCTTGACGGGCACGAGGTGAGCGTGATCTGGGGCTACCAGTGCCTGCCCGTGGACGAGCTCAATTATTCCGCCGACGGCGAGGCGAGAGAGAGGAAGGTCCGGACCGCCGGCATAACCTACGGCTATCCCGACTACCTGGAGGTCATGTACGACCCGGTCAGCGCGGATTCGTTTGTGGCCTCGCCCGGCGACATTCTGGCCGACATCTTCGGCGTGAGGGGTGAGTCCCGATGAGCTACGCGTGCGGCCCCGCCGACTGGATCGACCTCGCCATCGGCAGGCTCGAGGACGCAAAGAGGTCGCTCGGGGAGTGCGACAGGCTGCGACAGGGGTGCGACACCTGCGAGGAGCTGCGCCAGGCGAGGCGATGCCTCAACAAGGCGCTGATCATGGTTGCGGAGGAGAAGGAAATCGAGAAGGAATGGAGCGCGAGATGAGTGAGGAGGCAAAGATGTACACCTGCTCTTGGTGCGGGAAGCCTACTCCGAACTATTGGGAGTACTCGCATCCGATGGCTGGCATTCTCGTCGAGTCGGGATACTCGGTATGTGACGAGTGCCTAAGGAAGGTCCGTATCGAGAGGGAATGGGAGAACGAGCAGTGCGCTGAAGAGCGCCTGATCTGCCCCTACTGCGAGAGTTCCATCGATGACCCGTGGTATTACGACGAGGACGATGAAGAGGTTGTGTGCCCTGAGTGCAAGCGCACGTTCGAGCTCGAGATTACCACCGTGCGCACGTACAGGACGAAACGCCGTATCGAGGACATGCCTGATGGCTGGGACGGGGGTAGTTTTTGATGAGCTGCTATTTCTGCGGTGGGTCGCGCATCGCGTCCATCCACTCTGCCCCCGGCCGAGGCGTCTGCAACTGGTCCGTTGGTTCCATGACCCTGACGCGCCGATACGACGGCGAGCCGATCGTCAGGGTCGAGCTGGACACCAGCGTGTCGCTCGACGTATCGGTCAACGGCTTGTGCGGCGACACCGTCAGCGCCGATGTGACGGCGGACGCCTATATCGAGGACATCAAGTACTGCCCGTTCTGCGGAGAGGAGCTTTAGATGAACGAGAGCTATAAGGATTTGAAGGCATATCTGCTCAACGAGATCGTCGAGGACGCGCGCTGCGTGCTGAATGCAATCGAGGGCAAGAAAATGGACAAGGTCGATGACGAGGAGGTCCTCGAATACTGCCATAGCCTCGCATCCACAATGACTACGCTGGAGACCGTCGCCATGGTCGGCAGGCTTGTGCCCTGGTTTTTGGAGGATGAGAGAGCATGACCTTTAACGATGTTGAGTTCAAGGCGTGCGCCCGGTGCGGGGTCGAGCCTGCGATTGAGGATGTACGCGAGCGCTCGCTGGACCGGCCCAATGTGATGAGCGTGACGTGCCCCTCCTGTGGGATGTCCAACAGAATCGCGTGGGGTAGCTTGATGGCGACGCCGCAAAAAGAGGCCGTCGCCATGCTCGCGGACAGCTGGAACAGCCGGTGATCCGCTCGGCGGCCGAGCTGTTCCGCGCGACCGCCTGGCGCATGGTGCCCGATCTGGTTTCGGGCCCCGCGCGCCGGGCGCTCGTTCACGGCCGGGCAGACGCGCCGAGCGTGTCGGCGAGGGAGATCAGGGACGCGGAGCGAAGGGCGAGGGCGCTGCAGCGCGACCGGGCCCGCGCACTCAAGAGGTCGAGGAAGGCTAAGCGATGAGGTTATTTGAGAAGCTGTGGCGGATGCTCGTCGAGAACCGCCGCGTGCGCAAGAGCATCGAGGCGCGGCGCGCCCGCAGGTGCAGGAGGTCGATGAGATGACCGTGATGTGGGATGTGCAGGAGAGGACGTGCGCGATCTGCGGGAGGGTCTTCATCCCGAAGGCGCCCCACGCCAAGTACTGCTCGGAGGAGTGTCGGCGAAAACACGAGCAGGACCGTGCGAGGGAAGCGAGGCGCAAGGGTGCCAAGCCCGAACGCGACAGGGTCGACCGCTACCTGGCGCCCACGGGGCCGGCGCACGACGAGATCATGGCCATGCGTTGCGAGGTCGCGATGAGATATTGAGTTTCCGCAGGTAGATATATAATTAAGGCCACTGGCGTTGGAGCGCCGGCGGCCTTTGGCAAAGACGCCTCCCGGCATCCTCTATGTGGCGTAGAGCATGGTACCACGCGGGAGGTCACATGGACGCAAGGGAATACTTAGACACCGTACGGGCCGCCCAGCGCGGCATCGACCGCAGACTGGCGGTCATCGAGTCGATGCAGGCGCGCGAGCAGGTGCGCGCCCAGCGCTACGACGCCGTGGGCAAGGGTGCGCACGGCACGGACTTCATGAGGTCCACCGACGACCGCATAGACTATGAGCGCCGCAGCGGCGACGAGCTGTCCGAGCTCCGGCACGAGGTGGAGCGCGGGCGCGAGCTCTGCGCGGGCGTGCGCTCCGCCAACCCGGGCAAGCGCTGGGGCGACGTGCTGGAGCTGCGCTACTGCGAGGACCGCACGCTGCAGGAGATCGCGGGGACGTTGGGGGTGTCGGTGAGGTCCATACAGGCGGACCTGTCTGCGGCTCTTGACTGGGTGAACCTAACCGGCCTCGCCCGTGCGAGACAAGGGCGAGGAGCTGCCGAGATATAGCTTAATGATAGCTAAGATTTATATAGTAATAACTATTAGGATATGCTAATATATAGTTGTCGATAGAAAGAAGGTGACATGCAGAGACGCGAACTGGTCCGCATCCTCGAGGAAGCCGGCTTTATCTCCAAAGGCGGCACCAACCACGAGAAGTTCGTCAAGGGCGACAAGCTCGTGCTGGTGAAGCGCCACAGGGAGATCGAGGACCAGATAGCCAAGAGGATTCTGAGACAGGCGGGGCTTCGTTAGCCCCGCCCCTTTGGGGCTACGTCTTGCATCACCCACGCAAAGGAGACGTGAATGGTTTACGTATGGGAATTCGAATTTTTCGATTCGGGTGGCATGGTCGATGCCGTGCCATGCGGTTCGCTCGGAGGAGGCGGCACGTTCGGGTCCGACTTGAACGATGCCGTCGCGAGCGCGGCCGACTACCTCGCCTGCATGGTCGACGATCACCTCATGGGCGGGGTCGACCTTCCCGCGCCCGACTTCGGTCATGAGCCGCAGAACGGGGGCAAGATCATCGCCGTCGCCGTCAGCCGCGAGCTCGGTGACATTCCTGCCGTCACTGCCGCAGATGCCGCCCGCATGCTCGGCGTCAGCTCGGCGAGGGTGTCGCAGCTGATAGGCGCGGGGTTGCTTGACTCGTGGAGGGACGGTACCAAGCGCATGGTGTCCAAGGCCTCCGTCGAGGCCAGACTTGCCGATTCACCCAAGGCTGGGCGCCCGAAAGAGGCTCCCGTCGCCGTATAATACAAGTGCTGGTTCGCGTCAGCATGTCGGCCCCGATCGCCATGTGCGGTCGGGGCCTTTCTCTTGGTTCGCTATTGCGTGCCATTGCGTGTCATTGCATGTGATTGCCAACTGTTGCATGTGATTGCCGACAATTGCGCGCGATTGCATACGATTGCCGACAATTGCGCGCGATTGCGTGCCGTTGCGCGTTGCGATTGGGATATAACTAGGGTGTCGATTCGCAGCGCCGCCCGCGCGGCGTGCGGGTCGGATGTGCGTGGAAGCACAGATGAGTGGCCGGGGCTCCCTTCAGCAGTTCAGGGACCCCGGCCTTTCTATTGAACGACAACGTAATGAGGTGGGTCCGTGGTCACACGCGAGGCTATCGTCCGTGCCGCCAACCGGTACGACACTGTGATGGCGTGGGCGTTCCGCCGCGCCCTGGGCGTCGCCCGGCGTGCCGGCAATCGCAATGGTTCCGGCGCGGGCAAGGCTGTCGAGCGCCTGCGCTACGCGGGGCTCGAGGAATGCATGGCCAACCGGGGCCGCTCCCCGGTGGAGTTCTAGCCTTGGCCACCAAGACCCGCTACGCCAACGGCCACGCCCGCCGGCAGGTGCGCGCCTGGCTCAAGGCGCAGGGTCTGCCGTGCCACATCTGCGGCGGGGCCATCGACTACGACCTGCCTGCGGGCGACCCGATGAGCTTCGAGGTGGACGAGATCGTGCCCGTGTCCAAGGGCGGCTCGCCCATCGATCGCGCGAACGTCGCGCCGGCCCACCGGATCTGCAACGAGCGGCGCGGCAACAAGAGTCTCGCCGCTCTCAACGGCTCGATATCGCCGCGCCCCCGCGACGTGGGCTGCTCGACCTCGCTGCCGTGGTGAGCCGACCCTGGGGGATGGCCCCCTCCCCGGGGGCCGAAGGCTCGCCCCCCGGCATTGCGCCTTTTTTGCGCAGGCCCTAAAACCGAGTCCATACCGGGAGGTGCATGGAATGTCCACGAAGTCCACGAAGCCGAGGGGCAAGCCCTGGACCGCGGACGAGCGGGAGTTCGTCAAAAATGCGTACCCGGCGCTCGGACCTGCGGCTATCGCGAAGAAACTCAAGAGGTCGCGCTCGGGCGTGTGCGCACTCATCAAGAGAATGAAGGAGAGCGGCGAGATCGCGACCGACGAGTCCACGGGGGAGTCCGTGGGCGCGGGCATCTCGGCGCCCCCGGCCGACGGCCCGGACGGCCGCCAGGACACGCTCGGGAGGCTCCGGTGGGTTCGGCAGATCATCGAGCGACAGCTCTACGACGCCGAGCCCAGCCAGGCGGCCAGGCTCGCCAAGGAGTACCGCGAGACGCTCGAACAGATTGAACGAATAGAGGGGGCCGGTGAGGACGGTGGCGACGATGTCATCATCAACGCCGTCTCGGTCCTGCGAGACGTCCTCGGCTAAGCCGAGGCTCCGCCTCGTCCAACCCTACGAGAGGTCCATCGGCCCGCTCGCGGTCGAGCTCGCCCCGACGATGGGGTACGACCTCGTGCCGTGGCAGGAGCAACTCGCCCACGACATCGGCGCCGTGGACGCGAGCGGCAAATGGGTCCACCCCCGCGTCGGCATCTCCATCCCGCGCCAGCAGGGCAAGTCCGTCGACCTCATCGTGTGGGTCGCGATCATGGCGGCGCTGGCCGGCTACAAGGTGCTGTGGACCGAGCACAACTACTCCACGACCATGGAGATGGTCGCCCGCTTCCGCAAGATCTTCGGCCGCCGCGTCGGCGACACGTCCGAGGGAATCCCGCGCTGGCGCAAGCTCCTGGTCGAGGTCTGCTCGCAGACCGGCCAGGAGTGGATGCGGTTCAGCTCCGGCGGCGTCATCCAGTTCTCGACGAGGACCAAGTCCTCGCGCCTGGGCTTCTCGTTCGACATCGTCATATACGACGAGGCCCAGGAGCTCACGGGCATCCACACCCAGGTCGTCAACCCGACCACGGTGTCCGGTGCGAAGCACAACCTGATGATCGTCTACGCCGGCACGCCGACCCGTTCCGGCAACCCGGCGGAGGTCTTCAAGAACCTCCGGCAGCAGGCATGGGAGGGCGGCGAGAAGGCGTCCGACCTGCTGTGGCTGGAGTACGGCGTCGAGGAAGTCGGCGACATCTGGGACGAGAGCCGCTGGCCGGAGGTCATGCCGTCCCTGGGCTACCACGCCGACATCCGCGCCATCCGAACCGGCATGAAGGACATGGACGAACTTGGCGCCGCCCAGGAGTACCTGGGCTACTGGCTGCCACCGCAGGAGCAGGTGGAGCCGCCCGTCATCGGCGCCGCCGCATGGGGCGAGTGCCTCGTGGGGAGCGGCCCAGAGCTTACCGCCGGCTGCAGGGTCTGCGCCGGCGTGAGGTTCAGCGCCGACGGCTCGACCGTCGCCGTGGCGTGCGCCGTGCGGCCGCCCGGGTCTGCGACCGTGCACGTGGAGCTGCCCTTCTGCGAGGACCCCGAGCCCAGCACGGATTGGCTGGCCTACTGGATCGCCGCGAGGGCGGGCAGGTACGCCTGCGTCGCCATCGACGGCAAGGCGGGCGCCGGCGCCCTATGCGACAAGCTCGAGGGCATGGGCATGCCCAAGGACTACATCCTGCGCCCGAGCACCGACCAGGCCGTGACCGCCGCGAGCCTCATCTCGTCCGGCGCGAAGGCGGGCTCGGTCACGCACATCGCGTGCCCGGCGCTCGACCTGTCGGCCGAGACGTCGCCCAAGCGCAAGATCGGCTCGTCGGGCGGCTGGGGCTTCGGCGGCGACAACGCCGCGCCCATCGAGGCCGCGGGGCTGGCGCTGCTCGCGCTCAACACATCGAAGAGAAAACCCGGAATGAAGGCGAGGGTCACTTGATCTCGATACCTTACGCCGTGGCGTCCGCCGACGGCCTGCTCGAGGAGGACCGCGAGACGGTGCGCTGCCTGCTCAACAGCTGGCAGACCCACTACAGGGGCAACCTCCTGCGCTCGGACTACTACGAGGCGCGCAACATGCTCAAGGACCTCGGCATCGCCGTGCCCGACTCGCTGCGCGACCTGGAGGTCGCGTGCGGTTGGGGCTACAAGTGCGTGGAGGTCATGCGCGACCACATCGCCTTCGACGGGTTCACGTGCCCCGACGACGAGGACTTCGACGACCTGCTCACCTCCGTGGCCAAGCGCAACAAGATGGCCACGCGCGTCGGCAAGGCCGTCAACTCCGCGCTCAAGTACTGCTTCTCCATGCTCGTGGTGACGGCGGACGAGGACGGGCACGCCCGCATCTCGGCGTACCCGCCGACGCTGTGCACGGGCATCTGGGACGACGTCCACGAGTGCCTGTCCTCCGGCATGTTCGTCGTCTCCTTCGCCAAGGACCGCGGGCGGCCCACGAACCGCCCGGACTGGGTCAACGTGATGCTGCCCGACCGCATGGTGCGCATCCGCGAGGTTCGCCGCAACGAGTGGAGCGCCGAGTACGTGGAGCACGGCCTGGGCGCCGTGCCCATGTTCGTCATGCCGCACAACCCCGACGACGACCGGCCGTTCGGCGTGTCCAGGATCAACTCCGAGGTGCGCTGGAACATCGACTGCGCCATGCGCGCCAACGTCAACGAGGAGATCGCCGCCGCGTTCGCCGCCTCGACCCAGAAGTATCTGCTGGGCACCGACGGTGACGCGTTCGCCGACAAGACCAAGTGGAGCGCCTTCATCGGCTCAATCTTCGAGGTCACCAAGACCGAGGACGGCACGATTCCGCAGTTCGGCCAGCTCACGCAGCCGAGCATGCAGCCCATGACCGAGCACTTCGGCAACCTGTGCAAGCGCATGAGCGCCGCGACCGGCATCCACGTGGGGCAGTTCGGCATCATGAGCGACAACCCCAGCTCCGCCGAGGCAATCTACGCCGAGAACGAGCCGCTCATCCTCAAGTGCAAGAGCTTCATCCGGGAGGCCAAGGCGGCGCTGGCGAACGCCGCGACCGCCGCGATCGCGACGGAGCTCGGGTGCTCCTACGAGGAGGCCGAGGACGCCTGCGGCGTGTCCGTCCACTTCTTTAACCCCGCCATGCCGACCCTGGCCCAGCAGACCGACAGCTCCATCAAGCTCGCGTCTGTGGTGGACGGCTTCGCCGGCACGCCGACCTTCTGGCGGCTCAACGGCCTCGATGACGACGAGGTGCGCAACGTCTCGTCCGAGATCAGGCGCAACGTGACGCGCTCGGCGGCGCTCGACCTGATGGCGGGCGTCACGCAGGCCGCGGAGCCCGCGCCGGCCGCCGATGATTAGCGCGGCGGAGTTCGCGGCCTACAACCGGGCCGTGGCGAAGATCGGAGACGGGGCGGCATCCGACGTGGAGTCCGCCGTGCTCGCATGGTGCCGCGCCCACGAGGGCGCGACCGTCGCCGAGAAGCGCGAGGCCGCGAAGCTCATCATGGAGGGCTTCGTGCAGGGATACGACGACGTCGCGGCGGAGTTCGCGGCGCAGTGGTACGACGGCCTCGCCGAGCGCAACGGCACCAGGCTGCAGCAGGCCGTCACCATGACGACGTACAGGCCAGAATCGGTCGACGAGGTCGCACGCTACCAGGCGAAGAAGCTCGTGAAGGGCGGCGACGCGGCGTTCGCCAGGGCGTGCGGCGAGTACGCCCGCAACGACGCGCTCCGCAGCCTGAACGAGACGATCATCTCCAACGTGGGCCGCGACAGGAGCGCCGGCGTGCGCTTCGCGCGCGTGCCGACGGGCTTCGAGACCTGCACCTTCTGCATCATGCTCGCGAGCCGCGGCGCGGTCTACCACACGCGCAAATCCGCCGGCGAGTTCAAGCACTTCCACCGCCACTGCGACTGCAAGGTGGTCCCCGGTTTCGAGGACGACCCAGACGCGGAGCTCGTGGAGGGCGTGAACCCTGAGGAGCTGCGTGAGCGGTGGTGGCAGCTCGAGAAGGTCGACGCGACCGCGGGGCTGAGCGCAGCCGAGCGAGAGGAGCTCAGGCGCAAGGTCATGGAGGGCGGCGAGCTGCCCGAGAACGTCAGGAAGACCAACCCCGCCGCGCACATGCGCAAGGTCGGACACAAGAGCAGCGGATGGATGAGCGCGGCGACCCGCCTCAACGCGGAGATCAAGGCGAACGGCTTCGCAAACGCCGAGGAGTTCTACGAGTACCTGCGGACCCGCAGGACGCGCGCAGAGTTCAACGAGGCGAGCGCGCTTGCCGAGAAGATCCTGGCCAATGCCGACGCCACGCCGACGCTCTACGATGTGGCGCGAAGCTGGCTGAGAAAGTCGGAGTCGGTGATTTCCTCCGATTCCGCGCGGCCTCCCATATCCTCTGAGGTTCCCAACTGGCTAAACGGCGCAAAGAGAAATATCCATGCGAAGAAGCATGCCGGCGAATACGGAATCGACTACAGGTCAAGGCTTGGCCAAGACGAGTACGATAGAATAATGTCGGAGGTCATCGACGAGCATGAGGCGGTAGAGTTTACCGATATCTCGAACGGTCGAGAGGTGCAGCACTGTGCCGTTTACTTCCGCGGGGACGACATAGCTGTCGTCAACTTGGACAAGAGCGTGCGCGTGACCCTATTTAAGTACAGGAGGGGAGGGAGCGCCCGATATGACGAACTCTGGGATCGAGTTCACGGTGGGGCTGAATGATAGGTTCAGCGAATACATCACTGACTCCGTCGAACTACTCAACGCCCAACTGAGCCGCCACGGAATGGTCTTCTTCTTCGATACTGTTGACGCCACTCAACAAGTCATCGGCGGGAAGCACTGCGAGGACATGTTTGGCTGGGCCGTCCCAAATGAGCTTGTGGATGAGTTCAAGCCCGCATGGATTGACGACGATGGCGTAGAGCTCGAAAAATACGACTACGTCTGCGCAAGCTGGGAGGACCGCAACGGCCAGCCCTATGCCGCCATCGACGGCAACCTTCCCGAGGAGGCTTACGCATGATGGCGCGCACCTTTTCTTCCGCAGGTGCGATATGAGGCGCGACCTCGATATCGTGAGGTACATCCTCATGACCGCCGAGTCCGCCGAGGGCGGGGTAGATGAAACTACCCTCTGCTCCGGCCGGTACGATATTAACCGGATTGCCTTTCACGTAGAGCTCCTGAGGGACTACGGCCTCGTGGAGGCGGAGGTGTCCTATGACGGTTTCGGGGAGGAGCCTCTCGGGGTGACCGTCTCGCGGCTGACTTGGGACGGGTACGACTATCTCGATGCCATCCGCTCCACTAAGGTATGGGGGAGGGCGAAAGACGCCATCTCGAGGGCAGTCGGCGAGACGTCCCTGTCGGTCGTCAAGCAGACGTGCACGATGGTGGCCTCAGAGCTCATCAAGAAGCAGCTGGGCATCTAGCCATAAGGCAGTGATCTCGCCGCCGCACATACGGGGAAACCCGACCAAAACGTTGAACCAGGCCATCCGCACGGGTGGCCTTTTTCATGCCGAAAAGCGCCCCGCACGGGGCAAGACGATGCCCCGCACGGGGCGGAAATGGAGGGAGCATGGCCCAGGAGACCACGCCCGCCGAGACCGATCCGATCGACCCTGCACAGGGCGGAGACGAAGGCCAGGAGCCCGACTACAAGGCACTCTACGAGGAGGCGCGGAAGGAGTCGCGCAAGTGGGAGAGCCGCTCGAAGGCGAACCTCAAGGAGCTCGACGAGCTCAAGGCCGCAGCGCACAAGACCGACCCGACCGTCGAGGAGCGCCTGAGCGCGCTCGAGAGCGAGAACGCCTCCCTCAAGGCGAGCGCAGCCCGCTCCGCGCTCGTCGACTCCGTGGCCAAGGCCACCGGGCTCGACCGCTCCATCGTGGCCACACTCAACGGCGAGGACGAGGACGCGCTCACCGAGCAGGCGAAGGCCGTCGCCGCCATCGTGAAGCCGGCGGGCGGCGCGCCGAAGGCCCCCGAGGCCGGCGGCAAGCCCAAGCCAGGCAAGCCCTCCAAGAAGGACATCCTCGGAATCGAGGACAAGAAGGAACGCATGGCGGCCATCGCCGCCAACATCGACCTCTTCGAGTAAGGGGAGAAAGGGGCCAGAATGCCCGACATCAAGACCCTCGCAGCCGCACGCAACGTCGACCTCGTGAACACGTTCACCAAGTCGCTCGAGAAGCTCACGGCGATGCTGTCCACCTGCGCGCCCATCCACGCCGCCGTGGGCGAGACGCTCCACCAGAAGAAGATCACCGGCAAGCTCTCCGAGGCGACGTACACCCCCGGCCAGGACATCCCGCTCTCGAGCTACGCCTACGAGGACGTGACCACCTTCGAGGTGACGCTCAAGCCGTACCGCAAGCAGACCACGCTGCAGGAGGTCAAGAAGCGCGGCTACGACGGCGCCGTGGACAAGACCGACGCCGCGATGATCTCCGACATGCAGCGCAACATCAAGAAGGACTTCGTCGCCGCCCTCGGCGCCGAGGGCACCACCGCCGCGACCGGCAAGAGCCTCGTCGCCACCGCCGCCAACGCCTGGGCCGCCCTGTCCAACCTCACCGAGGAGTACGGCTTCGGCAGCGGCGAGACCGTCTACTTCGCCAACCCGGTCGACTTCGCCAAGCAGATCGGTGAGTCCGAGGTCTTCAGCGCCTTCGGCATCTCCTACATCGAGAACTGGGCGGGCCTGGGCACGCTCGTGTCCACCGGCTCCGTGGCCGCCGGCACGATCTACGCCACCGTCAAGGACAACATCAAGGTCTACGTGGCGCCGACCGACGGCGACGACCTGTTCGGCTTCTACTCCGACGAGAGCGGCTACATCGCCGTGTCCCACTCGCCCGAGCTCAAGAGCCTGACCTACGACACCGTGGCCTACGTCGGCCTCGTGTTCTTCGCCGAGTACATCGACTTCGTGGTCAAGGGCACCATCGCCCCGACCGCCTAGGGAACCTAAGGAGCATCCATGATCGCTTTGGTCACCTACCCTTACCGTGACCGCGAGACCCTCGCGGTGCATCTCGTGGGGGAGGAGGTCGAGCTGACCGACGAGCGCTTCGCGGAGCTGTCCGCCGGCGGCTTCGTCGACCTCCCGCCCGCCGAGCCCGAGGTTAGTGCGGAGCCCGTCGAGGACGATGACGCCGAGGACGAGGACGTCGTGGACGACGAGCCCGAGCAGCCCGCACACGAGAAGCCTGCGAACGATATGACCGTGCAGCAGCTGCGCGATGCCATCGAGGCCGCCAACGGCTTCGCGCCGCGCAAGGCGACCAAGGCGGAGCTCGCCGCCATCCTGGAGTCGCTCTAGTGGACGCCTTCGCCACCGTCGCCGATTACATCGCGCGCTGCGGCCCCGTCGAGGACGGGGATGAGGGCAGGGTCGCCGCCCTGCTAGAGGACGCATCGGCATACCTGCGCGGCGCGTACCGGCGACATGTTGGAATACGATACCTCGCCGGGGCCAACCCGACGTTCGACGAGAACGTGAAGCCCGTCTGCGTGGCCATGGTCGCCCGCGCCGTCAACGCGCCGGGCGCCATGGCGGGCATCACCCAGCAGTCGCAGACGACAGGCCCGTACTCATCGAGCGTCACGTTCGCGAACCCCACGGGCGACCTCTACCTGGGCCGCTCCGACCTCAAGCGGCTCGGCCTGGCGGGATGCCGCGTGCGCAGCATCCAGGCCATGACCGCGGCGGATCGCTGGGAGGAGGCGTGATGCCTGTGACTGGTATACCGACCGAGTCAGTCGCGATTATCTCCCGCAAGACGGTGTACGACGACCTGCACGAGCCGGTCTCCGAGGCCATCGACGTGCGGGAGGTCGAGGCCGTGGTCGCGCCGGGCGCGACCGCCGACCTCGACGCCTCCAGGCCGGAGGGCGCCACCGTGGCATACACGGTGCATCTCCCGAAGGCCATGGCGGGTGTGCGCCTCAAGGGCTGCTCGGTCCGCGTGCGCGGCGAGGAGCTGCGCGTCGTGGGCGATCCGAGGCCCTACGCCCCCGAGGCGTGTCCCGGCCCATTCTGCTATCCCGTGGAGCTGGAGGCGGCCGATGGCTAAAGAGTACAGCTGGGGGAAGTTCAAATGGAGCCGCCTCGGGTACGCCGAGGCGATGGACGGCAACGCCGCGCTCCAGGGGATGCTCAGGGGCAAGGCCGAGGGCATCGCCGCCCGCGCGACGTCGATGCTCGCGCCGGACGGCCACGACGTCCCGGCGTTCAGGGTTAGCCGCTGCCAGGGCACGCTCGCCAAGGGCTTTCGGGTCAGCGCATGCTCGGACCATGCCAAACACGCCCAGGCGAAACACAAGATACTGACGAGGGCGGCGCTCTCGTCCGGAGGTTGATCATGGATATAGAGGCCGATGTCGCGAGGTGCCTGTGCGAACTTGCCGGCGCCGACGCGACGCTCGAGCCGGTCGCCGGGCACCCGGAGCCGTACGTCACCGTCGAGCAGGTCGGAGGGGGCGGCGGCTTCCTTGAGCCGGTCCAGCTCGATATCGACTGCTGGGGGACCGAGGGCAAGGGCGGCAGGAAGCCGGCGAAAGCCCTCGCCGAGAAGGTGAAGGCGGCCGTCCCGTCCCTTGAGGACGAGCTTCCCAACGTCTTCCACCCCGAGGTCACGAACCAATACAAGATGCCCGACCCTGACACGCGCAGGGCGAGGTACGTGGTGCAGGTCCAGCTCTGGGTCTGCGAGTAGTAGAAAGGAACGCGCGAATGGCCGAAGTCAGCAACACGAACAACTCCAACAACGTCAGCGCCGGAAAGGGCGTGAAGGGCGGCTACATCTTCTCGGCCCCCGTCGGCACCACCCTGCCGACCAAGGTCATCAAGAACAAGAGCGAGCTCGACCCCGCATTCAAGTGCCTCGGTTTTGTCTCCGAGGACGGCTACGTCGAGTCCGTCTCCGAGGACTCCAACGACACGGTCGACATGAACGGCGACCTCATGGACTCCAGCAATTCCAACCGAGTGGAGTCCGCACAGCTCACGCTCGCCGAGATCAAGGCGGAGACGCTCAAGCGTCAGTACGGCGACGGCAACGTCACCGACGAGGGCGGTCTAATCACCGTCAAACACAATTCCGACTCCCATCCGACCTTCGCCTACGTGCTGCTCCTTCTCCTGAAGAACGGCCGCAAGTGGACCAAGGTCGTTCCTCGCGGCCAGTCCTCCGAGCTCGACGACCTCACCATCTCCAGCTCCGAGCTCTGCCAGCGCGCCCTGACGATGAAGTACCTCACCGACGAGGACGGCAACACCTGCTACGACTACATCGAGTCGACCGAGACGGCGGCGGCCTAATGGCGGCCAAGCGCCCCGAGGGCGCGCTCGAGTTCGAGTTCGATGGCAAGAAGTACCAGATCAACAAGAAGGCCATCCAGTCCATGAAGGTGCAGCGCGCCATGGCCTACGACGGCATCCCCGAGAAGATGCACGAGGTGTGGGACGCGATGGACGAGATCTTCGACGGCAAGACCGTCGAGTACATGGACGCGCTCGGCGAAGGCGGGCAGGACTGCTCGGCGGAGCGCTGGGGCGCATTCTTCCAGGCCGCCATGGAGGCCGCGGCAAAAAACTAGCAAGCTTCGCCGCCGCCTGGACCTGCATGAGGGGGGAGGTCGTCGCCGACTTCCGGCAGACGTACGGCATCGACCTTCCCCTCGGCGGCGGGTTCGACGGGGCGACGGACGAGGACCTTTGCCGCTGGCAGGTCCTCTACTCCCAGCTGCCGGCGCGCTCGCGGGTCTCCGTTCGCCTCGAGCCCGACAACCTGTGGGACGACAAGACGCGCCTGCTCGACATGATCGAGCACGAGCTCAGGTGCTTCCACTACGGGTTCACCGAGGATGCCAAAAAGCGCGTCAACGCCCCGCAGCGGATCTTATCGCCGGGCGAGCGAGCCAGGAACGAGCGCCGCAGGGACTCGGCGCTGGCGGCGAAGTACGAGATATCTTCGTCGTTCGGAATCGATGTATAAGGGGGTGCCATGTCCACAGACGTCGGATCCGTATCCGTAAAGGTCATGCCGTCCATGGCTGGCTTCGCCTCCCAGGTGGACAAGGACCTGTCCGGGGCGGGATCCTCCTCGGGGTCGCGCTTCGGAAGGGTCTTCTCCGCGGCGGCGGGCAAGTCTGGCGGCAGCGGCCTGGTCGCTAGGGTCTCCTCTGCGCTCTCCGGCGCGACTGGTAAATTCTCCGCGACCGGCAAGGCGACCGGCGCCGCATTCTCCTCCGCCTTCTCCGGCGCGGCGAGCGCGAACGCCGTCGAGGGGCTCCAGAACAAGGTCAAATCCGCCACGCTCGAGCTTCGCTCGGCGATGGCGACCTCGAAGTCTGCCTCATTGTCGGCGGAGGCGGCCCAGGTCAAGTACAACGATGCCGTCGCCAAGTACGGCCCGGCATCCGCGCGGGCGCTGAGCGCTGAAAGCAACCTCGTCACCGCCAAGCTCAGGGCGCAGACCGCGTCGGAGCGTGCCCAGGCGGCCGAGTCCAAGCTCGCCTCGGCGCAGAAGCGGCTGGCGAGCGCGACCTCCGCACCCGTGTCTGCACTCGGAAAGCTCGGCGGAAGCGCCGGGACGCTCACCGACAGGCTGTCCGCGGGGGAGAGGGCTACCGGCCGATTCATGGCGAAGATCGCCACCATCGGCGGCGGTGTCCTCTCCTCGGCGGGGAGCACGCTGTCGTCGCTCTCGAGCGCATTCGGGTCTGCCGGAACCGCGGCGGGCGGGAACATGGCGAGCAAGGTCGCATCGGGCTTCTCCGCCAAGGCTGCGGTCATCACCGGCGCCGTGGCAGGCGTGGTGCAGAGGGTCCTCTCGACAGTGTCATCGAGTGTGGACGCCGCGGTCGCGCGCGTCGATACGCTCAATAACTTCCCCAAGGTCCTGCAGTCGCTCGGCTACGGGGCCGACGAGTCCCAGGCGAGCATCGACACCCTGTCCGACAGGCTGTCGGAGCTCCCCACGAGGCTCGACGCCGCCGCGACGGGCGTGCAGCAGCTCGCCCCGTCGTCCAAGTCGATCGACCAGGCGACAGACCGCTACCTCGCGTTTAACGATGCAGTGCTCGCGGGCGGTGCGTCCGAGGACATCCAGTCCAACGCCATGACACAGCTTACCAAGGCCGTCTCCACCAACAAGATGGAGATGGACACGTGGATGAGCATCCAGCAGGCGATGCCCGGGCAGCTCGACCAGGTCGCGAAGTCGATGCTCGGCCAGAGCGCCTCGGCGTCCGACCTCTACCAGGCGATGAAGGACGGCAGGGTCTCGGTCTCGGATTTCGCTGACGCCGTGGTCGACCTCGACAAGAACGGCGCGGACGGCATCACGAGCTTCTCCGAGCAGGCAAAGGCCGCGACCGGCGGCATCAAGACGTCGTTCTCCAACATGTGCAACGCCTTCCCCAAGGGCGTCGCCAAGATCATCGGCGCCATCGGCGCGTCCAACATCGTCGGAGTCATCGACGGCGTGAAGGGCACGGTGAACGGCGCGTTCGGCGCCATCACCGACGCGATGGCCGACCCGGGCATCCGGGGCGCGGCGTCGTCGTTCGCCGCCGTGTTCTCCGACGTCGTCGCGGGCGGGGTCTCGGTCGCCGGGGACGCGTTCGCCGGCGCGGTCGAGATGACCTCCGCGTTCTGCGAGACGCTTCTCAACAACGAGGCGGCTTCATCTTTCGCGGGGACACTTGACGCGCTCGGTTACACGGCGTCCTCCATGGGCGACGCCATATGGTCGACCGTATCGCAGATCACCGGATGGTCGAGTCCCGCCGAGGGCGCGGCAGATGTCGCAAACGCCCTCGACGACGCCTTCGAGGCTGCCGAGCCGGTCATTCGCTCGGTGGGTGACGCGTTCCAGTGGGTCTCCGAGCATTCCGAGGAGGTTGCCCCGGTCGTCAAGGCCGTCGGCGGCGCCTTCCTCGTCATGAAAGTCGCCGGCGGCCCTGTTGGCTCGCTCCTGAAGGTCATCGGCGGCGCCCTGCTGTCCCTCGGAGCATCGGCACCCGCCGCTGGTGCAGGTCTTGCCACCACGGCTGCGGGCGAGACCGCAGCTGGCACAGCCGCGGGCGCGGCGGCCGGTAAGATGACATCGTTTGGCGCGGCCGTCCTCATGGTCGGCGCCGGCGTCCTGTTGGCGTGCGGCGGCATCGGCCTGCTCGCACTCTCGGCGATCAAGCTCGGCGAGGCGGGGCCCCAGGCCGCAATCGGCATGGCCGCCATGGTACGCTACCAATCCTCATTCTGTCAATACTATCTGGCGTGGTGATGCAAGTTTG